AGAGCCGATGTATAGGTCGGCTCAATGTATTTGAAAACAAGTGCTGACTGCACGGAAAGAAAGGTCAGCATAATGACTGACGCAATTATCAAAGCGATCCAACTACGACCGCTTAGTTTCACAAAGTGATGATTTCTACCTGTGTTGGATAAATCAAATCCAAAGCATTGAATACTGCGTTCACCAAAAGCACTTCGGCTGATTTAGTTTCGTAATCCGCAACGCTCAACTCAAGTCCTGAAAAAGTGGTGTTAAAATCTTGAATCCCTTGAATCGGTGCTTTGCCTTCTGCCAATGCTTGAACACTTGCAAAAACAAATGTTGCAATTTGGGCGGGGATGATTCCGTCTTTTTGACTTTTTACATCTGCGTAACCTTCTGCGATTACGCATACTGAACCCGATGGGATTGATAAACCGCTTATAAGGTTTACTGTTGTAAGAATAGATATTGCTTTCATTTATTATTTGTTTACAAAATTAGAATAAATCGTTCCAAGTGCTACCATTGTAGCATTGTAATTTGTTAGTTGTGGAATCGTAAACAACCAATCCCGCGGCGGGTGATGCGATGGCGTTCTTTTGGGTTGTTGTCATTCGGGGTGGGAGGAATCCTTGTGTTGTAGAACTCATTGATAACTGACCAAGAACTAAAAGGTTATTGTTAAATTGACTATTACCATTATATTGTATAGTTCCACCCGCCGTATAAATTGAAAAATTTGTTCCACTAATAATAGTAGAAAAATCACCCGCGTTTTGAGTAAAAGTTCTTGCTATTGTTTGACCATCATCTCTAACTCTAAGTAAATCAGTCCCCCCACTATTCTGCACCAAAAGCGATGTAGTGGCGGATGTTGAGCCACTGCCTTTGATTTGTAGTCGGGCGGTAGGTGTTACTTCCCCAATTCCTAAATTTCCACTTTTTAATACTACTCTATAATCTGTGCCATCATATATACCCAATCCATTTGCACCAACAGATCCATTACTATTTGTTGTACTTATAATTTGATAATTTAATCCTGCCGAACCTGCATCAAGTGCTAATACTGGTCCGCTACCCGTAGCAGTTCCATATCTTAAAGCCAAATAAGCGGGAGATGCTACCGACCCAACAAGTTCAACTTGCCTTGTCGGCGCATTCGTACCAACCCCCAACCTATTATTGGTATCATCCCAAAACAAGTTAGCGGCATCACTTGCAAACGCACTTCCATTGCTGAACTGAATCGCACCCGCAACACCCGATGGTGTAACGATAGGAATTGGAATGTCACCCGAACCAAGCAATGAAGTTGAATTGACTGTCTTAATGGATACACCACTTACTAAGGTCGCTTGAACTGCGACATCGCCCGAACCCAACAATGAGTTTGAGTTCACCGTTTTGATGGATGTTCCACTTACAAGAGTTGGTTGAACTGCAATATCACCGCTTCCGAGCAATGTGGTTGAGTTTACCGTCTTGATGTTTGTGCCTGATACAAGTGTTGCTTGTTTTGTCGCAAGTGCAGTTGTGACCGCAGTTTGCACCGGCAAGTTTGCCAACTGAACTTTGGTCGTTGTGTTGGTTGCTATGTCAACAACTGGAAAGACATCATCCGTTGTCGGGGTTGTTAATTCGGTTAGGTCAGTTATTCTCTTGTTGCTCATAATTCTAAAAAGTTGCCGTCTTGAGTTCGCATAAACTCGTTGTTTGTTGTAAGTAAATAGCCAATGAATGCACTATCAAAACCGATGTAGTCGCCATTTTGAGTCGTGAGAAAGTTCAAATCTTGCGTCACTAAAAAAGCAAAGTCATCTTGTATGATTGTTTCACTTAGATTTGGTGTGTAACTCTTCGCACTTTGCGTGATATTGTTTTGCTTTGATGACAAACTTGGAACATAACTCTTTGCACTCTGACTGATGTTCCTTTGCTTCTTTGATTCTGCAAAGTTGTAAGTTTTCAAATTCAGCGTGTAATCAATCTTCTTTGATGCAAGTGTGGGTTTGTATACCTTACTTGTCAAACTGCGATTAGATTGCTTCTGAATGAGTGTGGGGTTGTATTCTTTTGAATCAATGAAAGCAATTCCATCAAATCCAAGAAAATCGTAATCTTGAGTAAGCAACAAATCACCACTCTGAGTCGCTAACCCAAAGAATACATCAACCGGTGATGTTGGCAATATGTTGTGTTGCTTGTTCACGCTGGTGAGTAGAACACTTCAGGTTGGTCAACTAACTGACATTTCAAAACTCCGATTTCTACAAGCTCATTCGCAAGGTCAGGATTCGTGTTGACCGCTGATGTTTGTGCGTAAACTTTATATTCGTACTCGCCATTCAAGAGAGTGAATGTCGTTCCTTCAACTACTGCAAATTTGTTGTATCTCTCCGTTTGTGTGGAGATGTCTGCCAAGATTACATTGACTACTTGATCAGTCAACAAATGCGTCATACTAAATAGGAATTTAGGATTCGCAATCGTGACTTTCTCGGTCAGCGTTAAATACCAATTTTTGGATTCGGCTTTTGTAATCAACAACATCACAAGAAAATAGCGACTTGTCTTTTATGTAACAAAAAAGGGTGAGCAAATGCCCACCCTCTCTCTCTATGAATCAAGCAGAATTAAATGCCCAATGTTGTGATCACTGATGCTTGTACCAAGAATGGTGCTTCAGCTTCAATGGCGGATAGAGTCACCTCGTATCCAGTAGAGTCACCCATTGCAGTACCCGTGTTGCTGACCATTGCAGTCACATCACAACCCAAGTCCTTACCGGCTAACCAATACTCATCATTGTTGGTTTTAACGATGCAATAGCAACGACCTTGTGCAAGGAGTTTCATCTCGTTGCGTTTGGTTGTTGACAATCTGCGAAGTTTGAACGCAATGTCGGCTTGGTTGAAAGATGTGCCGTTTTCAATCGAAACATTTGTAGTGTTTGTCATTGATCCGGTTGCTTTCGGTAGCTCGTAAGTGTATACATCACCGCTCACCACAGTTGTTGCAGTAACTACACCACTAACAACGGTGAACTTTGATGCAGTCCAACTGATTAGGTGGATGCTTTTGATACCTCCGATTGCTTCTTTGCAATCCAAAGTAAATCCTGATGTTAATAAACAAGGCATCCTATCTTAGATTAAAGGGTGAAATAAACGATTTCGGACGGAAAGGCTACCTGACATCCATAAGCGAAAGTTAAGCGGAATCTTACTTCGTCTGAATCGATTGAATACCATAGCTTTACGATTTCCTCTTCATTTGCAAGGTCAGTTCCTAAGAAGAAGTTAGACAATGAACCAGCGAACAATTTGTTTGTTCCGTTCAAACCACCAACGGCGATCAACTTCATATTAGTTCCAGGATAAACCATTTCCATTGTAGTCGCTGCATCAGCAACATAATGAAACAAGTTAGCGTTCTTCAAGTTTACCAACATCAATTTGTAAGCATCGATTCCCAAGAAGCAAACCAAGTCGCTTTTCTCAGCAACGGCAGCAGGGATGTTTGCATAAACTTGATCCAAGATGTCATCGATGTTTGCAGAAGTTACAGTTGTGAAAGTTGTTGGGGCAGCGTTTGCCAATGTTGGAGATGCAGCAGCGATGATTTTGCTGAAACCATCAAAACGGTTGATGTTAGGATTACCACTTGCAGTATCACCCTGCCAAATTGCAGTTTCCAAAGTTTGTGCAATCACGGCTGCTTTCTCGTTACCAATTTGCTCCTCAAAAGGAATCATTGTTGGTGAACCGGGCATGATTTGTGTTTGCATCCACTTTGCTTCCAATGTCTTTGGGCATAAAGTTTCTTCAACTTTCACAGCACCTACGGTGATGTTTCTTTGTGTGAAGGTAGTTGTTCCGCTTGGGTTGTATCCGCAGCCATCAGCTTGAAAGAATACAGTTGAAGCAAGAATGTTCAAGGCAGCAGATGACTTTACACCTACTTGCACTTGGTTAGCAGCGTACATCGCAGCAGCGGTCTTTCCGCTGAACAATGCCTTAACGAGTAAATCGGTTGATTGCTCGTTGTTGTAATTCGTGAGTGATCCGACTGAAAATGCCATAGTTTTAGTTTATTTATTTAGTGAGTTTTTTAATCTTTTCAATGCTTCAAACTGGTCGTTCTTCTTGTTTGAAACGGGAGTTTTTGTGGGTGCTTCTGAAGGCAAGTCAGCAACTTTCTCAATCAAGTCGATTGCTTTGCTCATTGCTTCTTTGTGTGTGTTGTTTGATGCAGTCAATGTTGCAACCTTTGCAGTCAATTCAGCGATTGCAGTTTCCATCTTGGCAACTACTTCGTTGAATGCAGATACTGTTGCGAACTCTTCGGCTTCAACTTCAATCTCAACTTCAGGTTCAACGATTTCAGTAACGATTCCGTCAACGGTTGTCACCAACAATCCACCTTCAACCTCGTGGGTTGCATCAGGTGCTGGAATGTCACCTTCAGCAGTTTGAACGAAGATGGCAGTTCCTACCGCCAATTCGCCCTCATAAGAGATAACCGTGCCATCAGTCAATGTGGCGGTTGCCATCTCGACTTTGATTTCTTCGTCAGAGAATCCGAGCATAGTGCGGATTTCTTTCAATGTTTCTTTTGCGTTCATTTGTTATATAATTAGGTTTTTGTTTTAAGTGTTGCAATTTTATTTGCCATTCCATTGGGAAAGGATTGATTTCATTTGCTCAAGGAGTTGTTCATCAGCATCAACGGGAAAGTCAAAAACACCCTCAACTGAGAATCCTTTGAACTCGCCTGACTTAACCTTTGCCCACACATCTTCGTTGTCAATTAGGTATGAAACAAACCAAGAACCATCGGCAACCTCTTCAAATCCCTTCGGTGGCATAACGCCCCGTTCACGATCAATGATGTATGATTCAAACAAGCTCACGCCATCAGCGATCGGTGTTTTGTGGTGAGTGTTCACCGCATCGTACTTGTTGCCTCTTGCCCACTTCTTCGCAATCTTGAAGATGCTCTCCTTGTCAAACACCACATAGTATTCTCCACGAACATCATCTCTTCGGTAGATTGGTAGATCAGCAATCATTGCCGCACCTGTAACGATGCGTTTTTCTTCATCCTTGATTTCAAACCTTTGGGTAATTTCTGCAAATGCAAGAAAGTCCTTTTGTATGGCTGGAGTTTCTACAAGCGAAACAAACTCAATGCCTGTTTCATCGTCAAACTCATTTATGTCTAATCGGTATACTGGTAACTTCATCTTTCTTAAATAGCGTTATTTTACAACGGATACCTTTTTGGTGGAATCTACACGATTACTTGTTCTGCGAATATCACCTTCAGTTACAAAAACTTTGGTGTCAAACTGACCAACTGGCGGAAGCGTTGATCCAATTCTTGGTGCGGACATTTGTGGCATTCCTCCTCCACCCATTTGACCTCCTCCACCTGCTGAACCGCCAGTAGAACCGGATGTGTAATTTTTGTTTTTAATTATTGCCACTTTTGCCAAACCTTGAGCAACTGAGAATGCCGCTGCAATTGCTCCTCGTATTGGTGAACTTGCATCTGCACTTGGTTTGAATTGACTTTCGTATGCCTTTTGTGCTGAGAAATATGTTGATACCAATGTTTCCAATATGCTTAATTTCTTTTGTCTTTCAAACGACCTTTTTGCTGCGGCTTCTGACAAGACATCGTGTTGCGTATTTAGGTCACTAAGTATTGAGAACGCAGTCATTGTAGAATCAATCAACAATTGCTTTGTTGCGTCTTCAATAGCAACTCTTTCATCATAACTCTTTTTGTATTGTGCATTGAATTGATCAGTGCTTGTGATGATATTCTTGAGTCCTTCTTGTTGAAGTGCCTTGTCTTTTGCAACTTTTTCTTTCTTTCTCTCCTCTTCTTGTTTATCAAAATTTGCTTGAGCAGTTGCAATGTCGGTTAGATATGTGGCACTAATTAATTTTAACGCTTCTTGATTGTCTTTGAAATCTTGCAAATCCTTCTGATATTTATCACGAAGTGCAAGACGCTCGTTGTCATATTTAATTTTTCTTTCTTGATCTTCGGTTTCAGCCATTGACAACCGTCTTAATCTTTCCGATTCTCTCAGTTCTTGTTGTAATCTCGCTAAGGTTTCAAGACGGTCTTTTTCTTTTTGAGCATCTTTGTCCGCTCGTGATTGATTTTTATCAGATAAACTTTGTGCAGTTGCTAATTGCCTGGCTGCCTCATCTTGTTCAAGTTTTGTGATTGCTTTAGTTGCTGCAATTTCAAGATTGGTCAGTTTCTCAAGTCGTAATTGAGCAGCATTAAACGCTGCTCTTAACCTTGCTTCCTCTTCTTTACCGTGTTCGGTTTGTGTCAACGCCCTACTTTGATCTATAATTTCTAATCGTTTTTTGATTTTTGCTTGTTTGTCGTATAGTTGATTTGTTTCAGTTTCAATCTCAAGCAATTCAGATTTCTTAGCTGCTAATTCTCCATACAACAACAACTCTCTTTCACGATTCAAATCTTTGATGCTCTGATTGTACTTGTCTTGTTCAAGTTTTGCTTTCTTCGTTTCCTCAGAAACACCCATAATCGCAAACTTGATATCATTCCAATATGAAACAATTGAACCAAGTGCCACAACTAACAACCCAATACCAGTTGAACCAATGGCAGCTTTGATTGCATTAAATGCTCTCTTTGCCCCATCAATTACATTGTTAAAAATAGATTTGAATTGTTGCTCAATTTTCCCAAGTCCCTCAAGACCTTCAGCCAATGCCATCGCACCTTGCAATTTGACCATTGTCCTTTCTAAGTCCTTTGATTCGTTTCCGAACAACGCCATCGCACCTTGTGCTGCTTGGAATCCACGAGCAACACCTTGAACAACTGTATTGATTTGAGAGAACTTATCAGGATTGACGGCTTTCACACGATCATTGAAATCCTCCATCCTATCACGAGCGGATGCCAATGCTTTTTCCGCTTTGGCTGCTTCAGGTGAGAACTCGCCAAACTTCATTACCGCTTGTTGAGCTGCGACTGTTAGTTCTTTAATTTCCGCCTTCATTGATTTGAAGTCCGGTTTGTTGACGGTTAAGTCAATACTTGCCTTTAGTGCCATTAGTGTTGTCCAGTTATAAAGTAATCAGTTCCGTTGGTTGAGAAGGTATGTGCTGCCCATTGAGAATTGGTTGTGTGTGTATCTTGTCCGTCAATCTTTGCAGTTCCGGTTGTGTCAATTGTGACTTGGTGTCCGCTTGTTATTTTTTTGACAATGA